CAAGCAGTTGCAAATTCGTTTAAAGGACAACTTCTACAAGGTCAGCATAATTTTACTGCGACAACAGGAAATGTTTTTAAACTTGCTCTTTATACTTCTGCAGCAACTTTAAGTTCAGCAACAACAGTTTACACTTCAACAAATGAAGTTGCTAACACTGGTCAGTATGTAACAGGTGGTGGAGTTTTAACAAATGTATCACCAGTTGTTTCAAGTGGAGTTGCATTTATAGATTTTGCAGATATATCTTTTACAGGAGTTACTTTAACTGCAGCAGGAGCTTTGATTTATAATACATCAGACACTAATGCAGCAGTATGTGTATTAGATTTTGGTTCTGATAAAACTGCAACATCTGGAACTTTTACAATTCAGTTTCCAGCAGACACAACATCAGCGGCTATTCTAAGAATCGGCAACGCGTAATAGGAGTAACCTATTATGGCTAATTCTTGGGGCGAAAATAGTTGGGGACTCGGTGAGTTTTCACAACAAAATAATAATACTGTTTATCTTACAAGTGTTGTAGATGCTCCTATTGCGTGGAATTCAGGAAATTTTGGTATAAATAATTGGGGTGGCCAATTTAATAGTATAGGTGCATTATTAGGAAATGAAAGTATTACAGCTGAAGTAAATGATGGTTGGGGTGCATATGGTTGGGGTGTAACTTCATGGAATACAAATGTATTAGATATAAATGTATTTCCAACAGGTCAACAATTAAATATTTCTTTAAATAGTGTATCTATACAATTTGAAGTCAATACAGGTTGGGGTAGAAAAGAATGGGGAATTGAAGCTTGGGGTGGAGAAGGTATATGGGAATTTGTTTCTGTAACAGGTCAACAATTAAACGTATCTTTAAATAGTGTAACTACACTAGCCACTGCAAATGTAGATTTAACAGGACAACAAATAAATATTTCTGAAGGAGTAGTAGATCCAAGTCCAGATGCTACAGTTACTGGTATTGGAATGACTGTTAGTTTAGCTATTGGTACAGTGGTTATTGGAACAGCTGATATATCAGTTACAGGTCAACAAATAAACATAGCCCAAGGAACTGCTATAGGAGATGCAAATACCATTGCAAGTGTTACTGGAATAAGATTAAATTCTTCTGTAGGAACTGTGTTTGCTGGGGGTACTTCTATTATAGAGGTTACAGGAAATGGATTGACTATAGCGTTAAATAGTATAAATAATCAAATCTGGACCGAAATTAGTACCGGAACTGATGCAACTTGGATAGAGATTGACACAGCCGCTTAAATTTAATAAAATAACAAAATAAGGATAAAATTATGGCATCAAGTTATTCTACCGACCTCAAACTAGAAATTATGGTAACTGGCGAAAACGCTGGTACATGGGGAGATATTACAAATACAAATTTAGTTTTATTACAACAAGCAATTGGTGGTTATCAAGAAGTATCTATTGCAGGAGGAGCTCAAACTACAGCTCTTGTAATGTCAAATGGAGCATTATCTAATGCAAGAAATGCAGTTATAAAATTAACAGGTGTAATTACAGGAAATCAAATTGTAACGGTTCCAGATGGAATTGAAAAAACATATATAATATCTAATGGCACAACAGGTGCTTTTACAGTTCAATTTAAAACAGCATCGGGCACAGGTATTACTTTTGCGACTACAGATAAATCTACAAAAGAATTTTTTGCAGATGGTACAAACATTGTAGACACAGGAACAGTTTCAGAAACAGGTGTTCAAACTTTAACTAATAAAACTTTAACTTCTCCTACAATAACAACTCCAATTATAGCACAAATTAATGATGCCAATGGTAATGAAGAATTAATATTTACAGCAACAGGTTCAGCAGTAAATGAATTAACAATTGCAAACGCAGCAACTGGAAACAATCCAGTTATTTCTGCAACGGGTGGAGATACAAACGTTGGAATTACACTAACACCAAAAGGTTCACTTGGAAGAATTACATTAAATGGTGAGTCAAAAGTATTTGGTATGTTTGAGAATGCATTTATAACTACAACTTTTATAACGTCACTTAACTATGATGTACTTACACAAGCTGTTTATTTTCAAAATGTTAATTTAGGTTCTAACTTTACAGTTAATTTTAGAGGAGATGGTTCTAATACTTTAAACTCGGCTCTAGCAACGGGTGAATCTGTGACAGCTGCATTAATCACGAAACAAGCAAACACAACATTTTACAACACATCTGTAATAACAGTTGATGGTACATCAACAGGAGTTACAGTAGTTTATCAAGGTGGATCAGCGCCAACAGCAGGAAACGCTTCATCTAATGATGTCTACACTTACACAGCAATAAAAACAGCTGCATCAACTTACACAATATTAGCAGCACAAACTCAATTTAAATAAGGAGTAGAAAGAATGCCTTTATTATCTACAAGAGGTGCAGGATCAGCAAGAGGATTTGGATTTGGTGGAGCTAAAGTTCCCTATAATATTCAAGTTTTATTATTAGCTGGAGGTGCGGGTGGAGGAAATGGTAATGGCGGAGGAGGTGGAGGAGCAGGGGGCTTATTAAATACTGCATCTGTTTTATTAACTCCAGGAGTTGCTTATAGTTTATCTGCTGGGGCGGGAGGAGCTACTTTTACTGCTGGGAATGATAGTACATTTTCAGGAACAGGAACTCCTACTTTAACTGCATTTAAAGGTGGTAGAGGAGCTAATAGTTCATCTGCACCAAATGCTTCGCAAGGTTCATCTGCTGGAACGCACGGATCTGGTGGAGGTGCTGGAAGAGATAATGCACCTGGAACAGAAGGTGGATTTGGAACTTCTGGTCAAGGTAATGATGGATATCGTCCAATTAGTTCTAATTCTGGTTCTGGAGGAGGAGCTGCTGGAGCAGGTATTTCGGTTGATACTTCTCCAACAAGTGATGGTGGAGCTGGATCAAGTGCATATTCAGCAATATTAACAGCACCAGGAGTGAGTTTACCTGGTACAGTTGCAGGTGGAGGGGCTGGGTCTTATTATTCATTTTCAGGTTTTATTGGTGGAACTGGTGGTGGTGGAAATGGAATGTATAGAGGTGGTGATAATGGTTCAAATGGAACTGCTTTAACTGGTGGGGGCGGAGGTGCAGGTGTCAACGCAAATCTAGGTCCTTGGAATATTGGTTCTGCACAAACTTATTCAGGAGGAAGTGGATGGTGTGTTTTAGTTATACCGACTGCTTCATATTCTGGGATAACAACCGGATCGCCAAATGTAGGAACAAGTGGAGCTAATACTATACTTAGTTATACTGGCACAGGTACTTACACAGCATAGGAAATAAATTATGGCATATTTTGCAAAATTAAATGAAAACAACATAGTTTTAGAAGTCTTAGCTGTAAAAAATGATGTTATATTAGATGAAAATAATAAAGAAAATGAGCAAAAAGGAATTGATTTTTTAAAAAATATAACAGGGCATGAAAAATGGAAACAAACTTCATATAACCATAATTTTAGAAATTGTTTTGCGGGTATAGATTATTTATATGATGAACAAAATGATAGGTTCATTGAACCAAAGCCATTTAATTCTTGGGTGTTAATTAATGAATTAGTAAATAATAAATTAAGATGGGTTTATAAAAGTCCAGTTGATTTTCCTTCAATTTATACTTATGGAAATAATATTCCATATAAAATTACGTGGAACGAAGAACAAATATGTTGGCTAGGATATGATGATTCTAATCCACCCAATGAATTCAAATGGGATCCAAATACATCTAGTTGGTTATCTACAGGTAAATAAACCTATTTACTTTTAAAGTAAAGTATACTAGTAATACAGTATACTATATGAATTTAGAAAATTATTACTGGTGTTTTAAATCTGCTTTATCAAATAAAATTTGTGATAAAATAATAAAAGCAGGTCTATCTAAAAAAAGTGAATTAGGAACTATTTTTACTATTAAAGAAACTAATAAAAAAAATATTAAAGAATTAAAAAAAAGAAGAAATTCAAATATCTCTTGGTTAAACGATCCTTGGATATATGATATATTTAACCCATATATCCATAATGCAAATAAAAATGCAAATTGGAATTTTGATTGGGACTGGTCAGAAAATTGTCAATTTACAAAATATTCAAAAAATCAACATTATGATTGGCACTGTGATTCTTATGCAACTCCTTATCCATTACCAATGGATCCTAATTTTAATAATAAAATTAGAAAATTATCTTTAACATGTAATTTATCTGATTCAAAAGATTATAAAGGTGGTGAATTACAATTTCAATTTAGAAATTCAAGTGATCCTACAAAAATAGATACTTGTGTTAATCTTTTACCAAGGGGATCGATTATAGTGTTTCCTTCTCATGTATGGCATAGAGTAACGCCTGTTACAAAAGGAACAAGATATTCGTTAGTAATGTGGTCTTTAGGGTATTCATTTAAGTAAAATGAAACATATTGATAGTATTCCACTATTTAGTTCACCTATATTTATTTTTAATTTAAATGTTAATGAAAATAAAATTTTAAGTTTTTTACAAAAATTAAATTATTGTGAATTAGTTTCAGAAGAAATAAAAGATTGTTTTATTAGTAAAGATTTAAAAACACTTGAAAAAAATTTAAAAGAAATTAAACAATTAAAAAAAGAAATTAATAGTAGTGTTAGTTTTTTAATTAAAAATATTTTTAATTACGAAAGTTCTTTTTATATATTTAATTCGTGGGGAACAAAAACATTAGTTAATGGACACAGCGGACAGCATATACATGCTAATACTTGGTTAAGTGGTGTATACTATCCAGAAGAAAATTTAGATTTTAAAATTACTTTTTATTCAGATAGATTATCTCTATTTGCAGATAAAGTTAATAATAATGGATACAATATATTTAATTCAGGACACCATTTCGTATGCCCTAAAAAAAATGATTTAATTTTATTTTCAAGTAATTTAAAACATAGGATAAATACTAATAAATCAAAAAAAGAAAGATATTCACTAGCTTTTAATGTTTTACCAAAAGGTAATTTTGGAGATGGAGATAGCTTTATAAATTTTAAATTTTAAATTAAATGAATGATTTAAAAAAAGATTGGTTAATTATAGATAATGTAAAAACTGATATTTCAATTAACGAAACATTAAAAACAAAAGAAAAAGAAAATATAAGTAATTTAAGTACAAAAGGTAAAAAATCTATTCAATATACATTAACAAATGAATTTAATAAAAAAAGTAATTTAATAAAAATAAGAAATTTAATAGAAAATTTAATTAAAAAAAATTTAAATAAAAACTTTAATATCAATTGTACTTTAAAATTAATGTCCGCTTGGACAGTTTTAGGAAAAGAAAATTCTTATCATACAGTTCATAATCATAATAAAAAAAATTTAAACTATATTTCTACGGTAACATATTTAAATGTACCTAAAAAAGACAAAGGATTATTTTATTATTTTTTTCAAAATGAAGAAAATTTAGAACACAGGATAATAGAACCTAGTAAAAATATGGTTGTAATTATGCCTTCATGGATTTATCATGGTGTGTATCCTCAAGGAAAAGGATTAAGACAAACGTTAAATCTTGATTTTGAATATATAATTAAATAGCTGTTTTAAACAAAATAAGTATTAATAATTTAGAAACTGTGTATAATAGTACCTTATGCCTTTACAGAAGATACAATTTAAGCCTGGATTTAATAAACAACAAACTGCAACCGGAGCCGAAGGGCAATGGATTGATGGTGATAATGTTAGATTTAGGTATGGAGAACCACAAAAGATAGGTGGTTGGGAGCAACTCGTTGCTAGCACCTTAGCAGGTCCCGCGCGTGACCAGCATACGTGGACAGCATTAGATGGTAAAAAATATGCAGCTATTGGTACTTCTAAAATATTAGTTATTTATTATGAAGGTTCTTTTTTTGATATTACACCACTTGGTACAGCGCTAACTGGAGCAACTTATACATCAACAACATCTTCAACATCTGTAACAATAAATTTAACTGCACATGGATTATCAGTTGGTGATTATATAATATTTACAAGTGTTACAACTCCAGGAGCTCCTACAACAAGTTATACATCAGCAAGTTTTACAACAAATACATTTCAAGTAATTTCAACACCAACAGCAAATACATTTACAGTTACAATGGCAAGTGCTGAAACTGGAACAGGTGTTACTGCGGGTGGAACTTTAACAATGACACCTTATGTATTTATTGGTCCAACATTTCAAACTCCAGCTTATGGATGGGGAACTGGATTATTTGGTGGAGTAGTTATTCCAAGTGTCGCAAATCAATTAAATGGAGCAATCAATAATTCTGTTACAACTATCACAGTAGATTCAACTACAGGATTTCCAGCTACCGGAAGAATAGATATTGATACTGAATTAATTACTTATACTGGAGTAACTGCAACAACTTTTACAGGTTGTGTTAGAGGAGCAAACGGATCTACAGCAGCATCACATTTAGATAATGCTGTTGTTACAAATGCAACATCTTGGCAAGATTGGGGAGAAGAGTCTTCAGTTACAACCGTTAATCTAGAACCAGGTTCCTGGTCGCTTGATAACTTTGGCCAGATACTTGTTGCTACAATTAAGAATGGTAAAACATTTACTTGGGATCCATCTGTACCAAATAGATTAGCTACAAGAGCAGCTGTTGTAAGTGGAGCACCTACAAAATCTATTATGACGATTGTTTCAGATAGAGATAGACATTTATTTGCAATGGGAACTGAAACTACAATTGGAGATACTACATCATTTGATCCAATGCTTATAAGATTTTCAAATCAAGAAGATATTAGTACATGGACTCCAAAAGTTACAAATACTGCAGGTACATTTAGATTAGATACCGGAAATACAATTATTGGAGCAGTGCAAGGCAAAGATTATATATTAGTATTAACGGATCAAGCAGCTTACACTATACAATTTGTAGGTCCACCATTTACATTCTCTATTAGACAGGTCGGTACAAACTGTGGATGTTTAGGACAACACGCTATGGTATTTGCTCAAGGAGCCGTGTTCTGGATGGGATTTGGAGGAGGTTTTTTTGCATTTGATGGAACCGTTAAACAAATACCTTCTTTAGTTGAGGACTTTGTATTTACAACAGAGGGAACTAATTTAGGAATTAACTATGATGCAAATCAAATAACTTATGCTTATCACAACTCTTTATATAATGAAGTAGGTTGGAATTATGCAAAAGCAAGTGCAACTCAAGTAGATAGAAACGTTGTTTATAACTTTGTAGATAATACTTGGGCAGTTGGTTCTTTAGCTAGAACAACATATCAAGATTCCGTTACTTTTGATTTACCATATGCAACAGAATATTATCCAAATAACACACCAACATTTCCAACCATTAATGGTGTAACAAACGCTGTGGGTGCAACTAAATATTGGGCACAAGAAACGGGTGTCAATGAAGTAGATGCAAATGGAGTTGAAACTGCAATAGCTGCTTATGTTAGATCCGGAGACTATGATATATCTGAACAAGGTTTAGGTGGAGATGGTCAGTTAATTATGCGAGTTAAAAGATTTATACCGGACTTTAAAAATCTAGAAGGTAATGCAATAGTTACTTTATTCTTTAGAGATTATCCAGCGGACGCTGATTCAACGCCTTCAGCAACACCACCTTCTATTACAGGCCCCTTTACTATTACTTCATCAACTGATAAAGTAGATACTAGAGTTAGAGGAAGACAGGTAAGTTTAAAAATTGCAAATGATGCAATAGATAGTAACTGGAGATACGGAACTTTAAGACTAGATATTGAAGCAGGAGGAAGAAGATAATGGCAAAAATTACAGCATACATACCGGAACCAGAACAACAGTATAGTGTGGACAATCAAAGACAAATATTAGAAGCAGTTAATACAATTAAGAATCAATTAAACTTTGGATTTCAAAAAGATTTGAAAGATGAAGTTGAAGCATTTAGTTGGTTTATATTTAGTGGACCAAAAGACTAATGGCTATCAATTATAAAAATCAAGGGTACGATTTATCTACAACAGCTTTAACAACGGTGTTAACTATTAGCACTTCAACAGTTGCTATTATAAAAGAAATATCAGTAACTAATGATGATAACTCAGCTCACGAAGTAGATTATTTTTTTACCGATGTATCTACATCAACTTCATATAAATTTTATCACACAAATGTGCCAGCAGATTCACATGATAATGCAGTACACAATGCTCTTATATTAGAAGAAGGAGATTTTTTACAGTTTCAAGCAGATACTTCAAATGTCATCTCTGGACAAATCTCTTATGCTTTGTTAAGTAGAACTGGAGAAAATGGATAATATACATAAGATAGAATGTAAGACAGAAGAAAGTTTTAAAAGTAAAAAAACTGGAAAGACTTACAAATCTAAAGAAGAATTTTTAAAAGAAAATACAATTGAAGATCTACAACAGGATTTATCAGTTACTATTACAAACAAAGGATTAGAACTATTACAGAAAGTAATGAACCAAAAATGAATCCAAGAGGCGGAACAGAGCTACAAGTAGAGCTGTTAGAAAGATATGTAGATAAAAAATTACTAGAGCAGGTACAAATAACAACGTCTGTTCCAGAGAAAATACCCTTACATCCAACTAAATTAAACATACTTTGGGAACAAAATTCATACGATCAAGCTAATCTAGCACCTTGGTTTAAGAATAAAGATAATCATAAAAAGTATGATTGGTATGTATTTAACTCACATTGGTGTTATGAAAAATATAGAATGGTATTTGATGTACCGACAGATAGATGTTTAGTTATTAAAAATGGTGTAGAGAAAATAGAAACTAGAAATTTAAAATATATAAAAGGTGATCCTATTAAATTAATCTATACTTCAACTCCATGGCGAGGACTTAACGTATTATTAGGTGCTATGCAGCTAGTTAAAAACCCACTTGTTAGTTTAGATGTATATTCATCAACGCAAATTTATGGAGATAGATTTAAAGATGCTACTGATAAAACTTATGTAGATTTATATAAACAAGCAGAAATTATACCTAATGTTAAATACATTGGTTATAAACCAAATGAATTTATAAAAGAAAATTTAAAAAATTATCATATGTTTGTCTATCCAAACGTATGGGAAGAGACTTCTTGTATTGCAGCAATTGAAGCTATGGCCGCAGGACTTTATTGTATCACAACTGATTATGGTGCATTGTTTGAAACTTGCGCTGAGTTTTCAGTATACGTTAATTATGATAATGATTATGTAAGACTAGCTCAAACAT